CGTTGCATATAGCCTAGAATCGTTGTTCCCGCTTCCGAAGAATCCATATCAGCAATTTCTTGCAACATTTCTGCTTTCAAATTGTAATAGGCTTCTTCGCTTTCTTCGTCCAGATAGAAACGCTTTTCAATGTGTTCTTTTTCAACCGACAATTTCAAATCACAAGAGAAAACATAAGGGTCAATCACGGATAACAAATGATCCACATTTTCCGCTCTCTTCACCCATTCGGAAATAACTCTTGAACCTTTTTTCTTTTGAGCCAAAACGCAATACTTCAATTTGAATTGTCTCAATGTGCAATTGAAAATTCTTGGAGAAAGAAACTCCATTTGCGAATAAATATCAATGACATTTTTTGTCACGGGAGTTCCGTTCAAAATCAGCTTGTAATAAGCATGCTTCGAGAGCTTCAAAATACGGTTCGTTCTTTGAGCAGACAAATTTTTGATTTTCAAAGATTCATCACAAATTAAAATAGCCCTATTAGCTTTCTCCAGAAGTTCTTTTGTTTCCAAAAAAATTCTGTCACTAATAAGGCTTTCAATCCCGATTATTTCGGGCTTCATCTTCAATCCGCATTCAGTGAGTTCGTGACATAAATTGTCCTTCGTTTGGCAAGGACAAAGCCACACCAACAAATCAGCATCATCAATGCCGTTAATCAATGCGACTGCCGTTTGTGTTTTGCCCGTGCCACAAGCCATAAACAAAGCACCAACACGCAACGTCCGCAATTTCTCGACTGCTTCTTTCTGCTGAACTGTCAACTCTCTATTTTGCATACAAATTAAACTCGCTTCTTGAATTCTTCCAATCCTCTCAATTGTGCCCGTGCATCTTCCAAAGCATTATGAGCTTCGCAATTCTCTTCTGCTTCCTTGACGAATGGAAAGCAAGCAGCAATAGTTCTGTAATCTCTTTGTGTCCAGAACTTCCACAAGTTTCCGCATTCGAAATTTTCAAGGAAGTAATTCAAAATCGGAAAATCAAAGTCAGATCCCTTTGCCCAGATTTCAAAACCTTTTTTCAACGGTTCAAAATTTTCTCCAATAAATGAAGAAAAATCTATCGCAACATTTGCAGGAAATTCTTCTCCCCCGAAGGCTTCAAAGAAAACATACTTACTTTGTTCTTTCCACCAAGTCATTGTGGAATCTTCATCTTTGAATCCTAAACCAAGACTTGCTCCATGGTTAATTTGTCTGTAAAATTCAACCTTCTTTCCGTTGCAGTCATATCCAACCGCTCCAATAGAAAGAATGCAACAGCCCGGCTTCGTGCCCGTTGTTTCCAAATCAATCATCAAAATGTTTTTCATCGTTATCATCCTTTGTTAAGTTGTTTGAGTTTTCGCTGCCTTCTCCGTTCGGAAGTTTTGGCAATGTATTCCTTCTTTTCTTCTGGAGAAAGATTTCGATATTTATTCCTTGAATATTCACGGCAATATTCCGGATTCTTCTTTCTCCATTCTCTCACAATCTTTTTTATTTCCTCTTTATGTTGTTCGTAATAGATTTTCTTTTTTTTCGAGATTTTCTTCTTATTTTTTTTGTAGTATTTTTGACTTTGCTTTTTTTTCAATAGCTTCTTTCTCTCCGTCAATTCTTTCCGCTCCTTCGGCAGAAAGATAAAGACATTGGAGGATTGAATCTTTTCTTTAACTTGTTCGTAAAAATCAGCCATTCTTACTCCCGCATAACTTTCGGAAAATCTCGCAATCTAGTGGATTATTCTTGCAAGAGCATTCATCACGTTTAGTTTGTTCAAAATGCTTCGCATTGTTGCAAGAAAACTTTGAGCCTTTTGCGTAATATGGACAATCGTTTTTCATGTTGTTTTTCCTTTTTAATTTGTATGTAATTTCTTAATTTATTTGGATTTGCCTTCACCAAGCCAATTCTTGCAGGAACAAGCTCTTCTGTTGAACTCGTTCAAAACTTGTTCATCCTTGAATCGTAAGTGCATCGTGCCCTTTTTGAAAATCTTAACATCGCAGAAATATCCTTCATACCAAATTCCGTAATCGCAATCTGGAATTTCAACACCGAAAACGGCATTATACTTGTATTCATATTCCTTGCCCGCACACCAACAAAGAATTCTGTCAAAGTCACTAGCCGTTTCCGAATAACGATTTAAACTCGGTCGGCTCCAATTAGAATCAACCGCATAAGGAATAATTACTTTGTTCGCAACAACCCACATGTTATTCGTCTTCCATCCTTCAACATGTAAGCGGTTCTCGTGAGTGTATTGCGTTAAGTTGTCAAAAACTTCTTCGCAGCTCTCGTTCATCAACCTATCGGAATTTGCAACGATCCAACGGATAACGGTTTGAACATTATGAAAAGTCAAATCCATATAACCGTTTTTCTCGAAGAAAATTTGAAGTTGTTTTTCTGTTCTTTTCGTGAGGAATTTTTTTGGAGCAAATTCATTGATGATTATATCCCAAGCTATTTTCCGAACCGCCAAGGAAAAATCATTCACACGCATGAAATTATTTTTCCCTTCATCTCCGTAAGCATTTCCTAAAAGTTCCGTTTGGCTATAACAAATCGGATTCAAGAAAAGTTTCAAGCGGTCAAGAGCCTTGATATAATCAGCGAAAGCCCTTCTGGATTCAGTGTAGCAGCGAAGCGTTGATTTTAATTTGTCTGCAAGAGCGGGGGAAAATCCCTGCAAAGCGGGAAGCGTTGAGAATAGCTGCTCTTCTTCGTTGTTTACTTTGTCTGTAACATCGTAATCAAGCTCCGGAATAAATTGCTCTTTGTGCAAGCGAACAATAGCAACTTCAACATTTGTTTTCCGGAAAGAATCACTAGAAGAAAAACCATTTTGAACAAATTCAACAGATCCATGTTCACGAATCAAATCAAGAACTTGCTTTCTAGTTTGTGTGCAAGGATTTCGAATAGTTTCCGCATTCAGCAGGCAAACTAATTCGCCACGAGCAAGAACATCCCAAGCATGAAGCAAATGCTTATCTCCATTGGAGAAAGGCGGGTTCATCACGATAAAATCAAAGAGCATCGTGCCACCGTAATATTCAAGGAAATCATGCCCAAGAATTGTGGCTTCATTTTGCAGAATTTCTCTTGCATCCTCATTGATTTCGAACGCATAAATATTTGCTTTTCGTTGAGAACGATAACAAAAATCAAGCTTCGATTTAACGCTTGTAAGCAAACTCCCCGTTCCTGCGGATGGGTCAAGAATTGCAGCAAATTCACCTTTCTTTAATTTGTCTGCATACGGTTCAAGCATTTTGTTTGCAAGCGTTGGCGGTGTCGGAAAATACTCTTTGTCAAACATTGTCACCCCTCGCATTGAGTAAGCATTGGATAGCCATTCGGAAAATTGATTGTGCTCATGTTCTGCACATACTTCATAATGTGCAAAGCATCATCGGTTGAAAGAGAAGTGCAATAACCTTCTTTGTCCGCTTCTCCGCAAATTATAAGGTTTCCAACAAGCATCGGCATTCCAAGGTCATTGATTGCAGAAATCTTTTGCGGACATTTGAATGTTCCTTCGTCATCGCAAATAATATCAAAACGTTTCCCGCCGATTTCTCGATTCGCTATATCTATTGTTTGGCAATTAAGGAGCTTGTAAAAAGTGTCCAAATCATCATCAATCGTAAGCATTGAAGTTTCTTCTTTCTCCACATCAATGAGAACAACGAACAACTTTCTTTCTTCTCTTTCTGTTGTGACATTTTCTGTCATTATCCATTCTCCTTCAAAACTTTTGCGTATTCTTCAAGAATTGCATTTTCAATTTCTTCTCGCAACTCTCTAGTAACGGGAGAAAACATGGAGCGATATTCCTCGCCCTTAAAGAATGGGTCACACGGATAGTCAACAAACATTCCGTTCTCGCCATCCATGATTCGCAAAGAACGCAACATGATTTGTTCGTTCAGCACAATATTCGCCAAGCCTTGCATCCTTCCTGTCATTCTATTTTTGAAAGGGAATACTTGCACTTGCGTGACTTTCAAGCATTCAAATTCTTTTTTCTTTTCACTCATATTTTTTCCTTTTTATTTGTGACAATTTTTGTCGGTTAAGTTGTTCAAACTTTTTCCTTATCCCCCCCCCATGTTGTGTTTGGGGAAATAAGGAAGGGTAGTCTAGACCCATTGTAAACTTGTCCTACTGCAAGGGGTTAGCGGTTCCCCTCGCAGTAGGTGTCGGCATAGGTTTTCCAGAGCCTCCGACTAATGATAATATGTCTCGTGACAAGTTCCACCGTGATAAGGTGTTGCAAGATATTCACCTTTTCCAATGTAGAAGTAAGGTTCGCCATTCTTATTCATTTTGATCCGCTTCAAGCAACCTTTTTCATTGTCATCAATAAAGATTGAATTCGTGACAATTCCTGCTTTCGTGACATCATACTTCGCTCGCTTGCTCATGCAATTATCCCATTCTTCTTCAATGGTCGCCATTGACACTTCCTGCACGATTGCAGAAGATTTTCCAACGAGCTCTTTAATCCGAAAGAAGTCATAATTCGTTTGGTCATAACCCCAGACAATACAGAAGATGTCGCCAACCTTTGCCGTGTGATTACGAACAACTTCTTGCTTTTGTGAAGTTGTCTGTAATGGCTTGCCTTCAAGAGCTGCTTTTACTTCTTCTTCGCTCTTTCTGCCATACCAACATTTCTTTATTTTGTGCCAACGAAATTTCAAGGATTTCAAGGCATTGCGGATAGCTTCGGAAGGCTTTTCATCAAAGAAAATTTCCAAAGAATTATATTCTGCATTCGGTTGAATAGTGTAGTTCATATTTTTCCCTTTGTGACAATTATCTTATGCCCCTTTTTTTACTGCTAAAAGCAGTGACTTTTCAAATTCCTTGGAAGAATCATCTTCTTCCCATTCAGCAAAAGATTCGATGAAATCTGGATGCAGTTCAGCCAAAGCATCCAAAAATTCTTCTCTTGTGCATTCAATAGAATCAATGTAGTAGCGTATTTTCTTGTCAAAATTATTCATCTTCTAGTCCTCCTTATCCGTTGAATGCCAAGTTCCAAAGATTCTTGTTAGAAATTCTTTCAGCCAATTCCATATCCTTTTCATTCCAAAAGAACCAACCATTCTTCGTGTGAACGAGTTTCTTTGTGCAAACAATCTTTGCCACGAACTTTGCGTATGTGCCGAATAATTCCAAGAAAGTGTCGAAGTTATGAGAAGCAAGGCGGTCAACATCCCACAAATAATCTCCTGCATATTCACCACCAACACTTCTATTATTCTTAATGTCTTTCCAAGCAGACCAGAAGTTGTCTTTAACTTCCTGCAATTCTTGAATGTTGTCAAAGTCTCTCATTTTATAACCTCTTTTTGTTTTAAGCTCGGGGTTATTCCCTTGCTCTTTTCTAAATATAGAAAAAGGAAAACAAAAATCAATAGAAAAAATAAGATTTTTTTTCGTGCCGTTTAAAATTGCCGTTTTTCGCCCAAAAACGCCACTTTGTTTATATCTTTTTACACAAAAAGAAAATAAAAAAGCCTTAAAAAAAGCAAAATTCCCGCATTCAGCGGGTAAAAGTGAGTAATTAATTAATTACATTATGGTAAGCAACTCCCGCATAATATAAGGGATTGCGAACAACTTAACGAAACAAAATGGCACTTCACAACACAAATTTTTATAAATTTAATTTGTGTGTAAATTGCATACAAATTAAGGAGTATTACAAACAAATGAAACTTTCTCTCGTCCAGATAAACAAACATCAAGGCAACGAAACTTTCTACCTTCGAAGCTACGATAAGAAAACTCGAAAGACTTCTTATCGCTCATTACATACAACTTCACGCATCGAAGCAGAAAGGATTCTCGCAAAAGAAACTGCAAAGAATTACGGCAACACGAATGCAACCGCTCCGACAATTCGCAACACTCTCGATTCCTTTTTTGATACGGTAGAAATCCGAAAAGGAAGTGCAAGAACATTGAGCAATTACCGAACGCAATTAGAGCCGTTGGAAGACTTCTTCAAGGCAAAAAGAATCAAGGTAATAACAGACTTTACTCCAGAAGATGCAAACGCATTTATCGCTCAATTCAAAGAGCACAAATCAAGCACTATCACACAACGAATTAAATGCTGCCGACTGCTTTTCAAGTGGGCAAAAAAAATTTGGAAATTGCAAATAGAAAATCCATTCTCGGAAATCCGAATGCCACGAACAAGATCCAAAGAAAAGAGCTTCTGGAAGCCCGAACAAATTAAAGCTATCATAGAAGCCACTCACAAGCCCGATATGCGGTTCTTATTCTCTCTAATGGCTTACGCAGGGTTACGCTTCTTTGAAGCCCAGAAAGTGTCTTGGAGCGATTTCAGCGGGGAGTTCTTGAAGGTATGGGGCAAGGGAGAAAAATTTGCGAAGTTGCCGATTTCGAACAAATTAAAAAATGAAATTCAAAAATATCTAAACGGAAAAGAACAACCAAGTGAAGGGGAAATTTTTACAGACAAATTAACGAACACACTTGCAAATCGTGCAGTAAAAAATTCCTGCATACTTGCAGGAATAAAATTTGAAGGTGTTGCAAACTGCCACCGCTTCCGGCATTCATTCGCAAGCAACCTAATCGGAGCTGGAGCAAGTGTTGTGAGCGTTCAAAGGCTCATGCGACATTCCACCGCAGCAATCACTTTGTCCGTTTATTCCCATATCTTGAAGGAAGATTTGAACAAGGACGTAGAGTTAATTTAGCTAATGATATTTTCTCTTTGAAAAAATTAAAGTTCCTGCAATGTGAGCAAATACGGCACCACTTGCGGGAACAATCATCACACTTCATATAAGCATCTCCTTTAATTTGTTCTTACACTTCTTACAAACCCAAAAGAATGGGAAAATCCCAATGCAATTATCTTTTTCATATTTTTCCTTTTGTTAAGTTGTTCAAAATTTGCATAGGATATACCGCCTATGCTCGGTTGGTCGTTACCCCGTGATTATTGAGGTGTGGTAGCCAGTTCCTTCAATTTTTTCCTTCTCAATCTCATACGTAGTTTATTTCGCTCACGATAGTTCTCGTTCTTCTGTCTCCAAATACGCATATACTCATTATGCTTTCTCTTGTATTCAGGTCTTTTCCTATACTCTCTCTGTTTCGCTTTTGATGCCTCGGAACGAGGATATTTCTTGTTCTTTTTTTTAGCGATTGTTGCTTCAAGATTTTTCCGAACTTCAACAAATTTTTCTGTGACATTTTCTGCCATAGAAATTCTTTGTTTTGCTAGTTCATAAACATCAATCAAAATACACCTTCTTTCTTTGCCATTTCTTGATTTCTTTTTTATCGTGCAAGATTCGGATATTCTCAAAGCGGTTGATTTTCGCTTCTGCTTCGCTCCACAATTTGAGAAAAATTCTTTCAGCATCTTCTGGAGTTTGCGAAAAAATTTCTGCACACCCGTAAAAACTTTCGCTCCGAAGATAATGCACTTTGTGACACTTTTTATCACTCATAATTTCCGCCCACACATCGGACAATAGTGAATTCGAATACTTCGCTCACAACCGCAAATCTTATCATTAACAATAAAAGTCAACCGATATGTTCCAACTTCGTGCTCATCCTCATCAATCGTAATATGATGAGCCTTACCGTATGTATTCGGAATTTCTTTATCTAGACAATATGGACACTTTTTGTCACTCATAATTTTCTCCCGCACATTGGGCAAAAGTTAATTTTCATGCAACCGCTAATATCATCTTCAATACAATAAGTTAAGCCGTATGATCCAACTTCTGGTTCATCCGAATCAATGCGAAAGTCTTGTTCAGTTCCGTATTGATTCGGAATCGCTTTCCCTTGTTGGCAATAAGGACATTCTTTGTCATCTTTGCCATTCAAGGTTATCGTTGATAAATCAACCAGATTACTCTTATTCTTTTTCTTGCTCATTTTTTCTCCATTCCCATATTTTCTAGAGTTGGCTCGAGCCACTCTGTTGCACCGAATGGGCGAATTAGAACTAAATCTTCAACTTCTTCGTCTTGCAAATCTTCAAAGAAAGATACGTTAATGGTTGCAAAACTTTCATTTTTTCTTTTATACATACCATTCCCTTTCGCTAGCCATTCAGCTAGTTGCAAATAGGTTGCTCTCTTTGGCTTTGGTTCTTCTGGGATTTCTGCACAATAGTCATAACAACTAGCAAGCGTTATAACTCGATAATGGTTCCTCATTGTTATAGCACAGACGAGCTCAATTCGTACTCTTTGGTGAATACTATCCCACACTAACATTTTCTTTGGTGGGTCAAAGATTTGCGGTGTTGTTATGGGCTTTAATTCTTGTCCGTTGTATTTCATTTTGAGTTCTCCAAATGTTTATTCAAATTTTTAACGAGTGTTAAAAGATTTTCAGCGAGTTCTTCCGATGCACGGAGTTTCTTTCTCTCTTCAGCACCATCTTTTGCGTGTTTCTGAACTTCGTAAAATCCTTCAAGTTCTTCATCATTAAGCGGAAAGAAAATTGGTCTGCAAGTTGTCAAAGGACCAAAAGAATCGTCCTTTTCGAATCTCGTGAATGAGTCCATACAATCTTCGGCGGTTTTGAAAGGATTTCTCAAATCAAAATTAAAACAACAATCAGAAGCTCTTGGAGTAGCTTTAAACCATGGCATCGTCTAGTTTTCTCCTCTTAATTCTTTCAAGGCTTTCTCTAGTGTTAAATTCTTCACCCTGCCTACCTCTTTAGCAATCTTTTCAGCAGTCTTCTTCTCTTCAATATCAAACCACTTCGCAGCTTTCGCAATTTCTTCTAAAGCCACGGCAATTCTAGGAATCCAAAATTGCAAGCATTCGTGGGTTTCTAATTCCATTTTATTCATCTGTAACTCCTTCCGGTTGATACAACTTTAATTTGTATTTAAGTTCAATGATTTGCATGTTGAGCTTGTGAATATTAACATTCAAGCCATTCACTGCTTTCTTGTATTCTTCCACTTCATTTTTCAAGCCTTCGTTTTCTCGAATTAGTCGGTTGTAATCATCAACCGGAACTTGCTTGTAATAAGGGGAAGGAACGGTTGTTCCAATGCCTACATCCATCTATTCTTCTTCCTTTAATTTGAATGTTGGTTGAATGTCTAAGCTTCTGCAATTCTCGCAAGGAACTGTCTTCGTTCTCTCTTCGCAATTACGGCAGAAATAAAACACGTTCGTTAATTTCTTTCTCCGAAAAACATTGTCATTTTTTGTCATCTTATCTTTCCGCATTCTAAATAAATATTTCTCCATTTTTGTTCAAAATGAATTTCAATTTCATGCTTGAATTTATACTCATCAATTTTGTCTTCTTGGAAAAGTCGAATCAACTTCTTGTAATCCGGTTCAACCCAAGATTCATCCAAATCCATGAAGCACCGAAACTGTTTGGTGTCCAAAAAAGTTGATGCACCTTGAAAAGAGAAATCAGTTCGCTGCTTTCGTGCCCACTCAATAACAAGCTCTTTATTTTCTTTTATGATTTTAGCTTCTTTTTCCTCTGGAGTTTCCGAAAAAAGCGAAGCGATAGCGGACAACACGATGAATGCAGAAGCAAGCATAATCAAGCAGCCACCACAAGAATTTTTCCGTTCCTTAACTTGGTTGGAATCATTTAATTTATCCATAATATTTTTCCTTTTAACCTCGATTTAAATTTTAAAAATGAGCCACCTCTGGATAGAGGTTATGAGACCAGAAGTGGCTCGCCCGCCCACAAAAAAAGGAGAAAAGGACGGGCTTGAATAATTAAAGATGCTGCACCTTAACTTTGATAACTTTCTTTTCTGAAAGAACTTCCGCAGCATAACGCATTGAAGATCCAACTCCGTGCAAATTCCATTCGCCATTGGAATTTTTCGTATAAATTAAGAATTTCTTTTGTGCCATATTTTTTCCTTTTTGTTGTGACAAAAATTGTCGGTTAAAATTAAGGATGCAGGGAGCAAATAAATTTGAAAGTCATTCAGCATGGTTAAATGTGAAAACTCCCTGCATCCGCTCTACATACAAATTATTACCAGATTAACTTGTATGCAGAAATTCAAGCCGTGAACCGTTGGTGTTGTGAAGAGTGAGGAAAATAGGAGTATTCCAACGGCTCACGGACAAATTCAAATCTTTGAAACGCATTCAATTTTCAAAGGCTCTAGTTGTGCCAATCCGCTCACTTCAATGTCCTTCTTCTCGGAAGCCATTAGTAACGATAGACTTGATATTCATTATACTGACTCCTTCATTACTACAACTTTCTTCTGGTAAATTCTGTTGCCGATTTCAACAACCTTCTTGCAGAATTCTTCGTTTCCTTTGATTTCACAAGTTCTTACCTTGTTGTAATCTTTGAATCCATAACCAGTAGAGCAGAAGTAAAGATGTTCATGACCTAACATCGGAACTTTGGAATAAGAAGAGTAATCTTCTTCTGCCAATCTGCGAAGCATACGAAGAGCTACTTCTTTATAATTAACGCTTCTATAACCACCTTTCTTAATGAATAGTTCATCAGCAAGCTTTCTGCGAGTGATAGTTCTTTCGGTATCTTTATAAGAGAAGAACCAAGCTTTCTTTTCGTTGATTTCTTCAACAATTTTACACACTTCGTTTTTAGTTGGGGTTCTACCCAACTTCAAAGCACACAAGTGCCATACTTTAGTTCTATCGTTAGCCTTAATAGCAGCACGAATTTCTTTCTTTGTAACCTTTTTCATTTTATAACCTCTTTTTGTTTTGGGCTCGGGGTCATTCCCTTGCTCTTTTCTAAATATAGAAAAAGGAAAACGAAAATCAATAGAAAAAATAAGATTTTTTTCAAGGCACAAAAAAAAGGGCTTTTTTAGCCCAATTTCAAAACATTGTTTATTTCTTTTTACAAAAAGACACTCAAAAACAACAAATTGAATTGTAAATTTTTGATAAAAAATCACAAAAAATCAAGCCTATCCCTTGCCAAAATAAGGCATAAACCTTATATGTGAGCCTTACTCACAATTGTTGGCACAAGGTCTTGAATGATAGCTCCTGCACTAGCTCTTGCTATAATAGATAATCTAGTTCCTGCACGAGCTTTACCATTTATCAATGAATACCAACCTCCAGAAGATATATTGCATTCCTTCCGAATTTGGTCTTCTGTTTTGAACAAACTAAACAACCGCTTCAAAGCAGCAAGAAGCAGTTCATCGTTCTTATACATTTCGAACAACTTATCTTTGTTTTTCAAATTCTTCATTTGTTCAAAATTCCTTTTTAAATTTAAACTTTAATTTATACATAATTACATATAAATTAACTATCCCTATTCAACTCTTCCAGAATCGAGAGCTTGGAGCTTTCCCCCCTTATGCGTGAGCGACAAAAAATGTCACCACACATAAGGAGGAGGACGCATCAAGCCCGAACGAAAAAGAAACTCTTCCGTCATCTGTCGCTCATCGCATATCCCACGGTTCACACCGTCATAACTTACGGAATAAGGCAAGGGGGGTCTGAATCCTTATTGCGTAGCGGGTAGTTACCTATTCCGCTCTCCGACTTATGCAATCATCGGAGTGTTACGCCCTTTTAGTCCTCAATTTAAAGTCAGCGACTAATTTGACTTCCGCTTTCCTTCTGGATTTGCGAACGGATTACTCCACGATCCACAAGGTAGTTCGGGCATTGCAGACAACGTAATCTTTTGACTGCAACGGAAAACAAAAATAGCACCTGCCAAGTAGCTACCTTAATGACAACATCAAGACTTGACAAGTGCTTTTAATTTTCTAGTGTGTTGTCAACGGTAGCTAGTTCGTTTGTCCGTAATATACAAATTAAACTTTCCACCGTCAAGAGCAACTTAACGATATGAGCTCCAATCAAAGCAAATGGATTCGCCATTCTCTTTCAATCTATCCAAAGCAGCAACGCCAATGTATTCGGACAAATTAACTCCGTCAAGATTCGTTATTGCAATGATAGGTTTCATTTGTTCGTAACGCTCATTTATGATTTCGAACAAAATCATTTTTTCGGAATCCGTTCCGAACTGTCTTCCAATCTCATCAACAATTAACAAATCTGGAGCAGAATACTTCGCATAAATTTCTCCTTCTTTTACCTTGCTTGTCTTGCTCCAAGTTTCCTTAACTTCTCGGATAAGAGCCGAAGCCCTTACATACATTACAGACAAATTAGCTTCAAGGAATTTCTTCCCGATACCAATAGCAAGATGCGTTTTACCCGTTCCACAAGCTCCATAAAATAAGAGCCCAGATCCGTTCGATAATTTTTCCTTTGATTTTTTTCCATACAACAAAGCAGTTCCCAAAGCATTCATTTGTTCTTTATTTTCAACAAAGTAATTTTCAAGATTCTTTTTTTCGTAACGCTTCGGAAAAGCAGCAGCATCATATAACCGCTTATTCATAAGGCGTTCCGCTTCAACTGCAATCTCTTTGTTCTCTTTTTCTATCTCTTTTGAAACGCAAAGAGAGCAACCGCTCCAAACAATTCTATCACCAACGAAAGCACCAAGATTCTCGAAGTGTCCGTGCTCATTGCAGAACCCTGCTTCTCGCTTGAAATCAAGCTCAATTTCTAACAAATTAACACCTCCTATAAAGAGAACGGGTCAAGCGAAAAGTCTTGCTCGTTCTCGTTTATATATCCTTTTTCAATTTTCTTTCTTGTATGTTTTTTTATATCTGGTATAGGTTCGCCTTTTCGGGCGTTTCCATTTGCCCTTTTGGGCAAATCCTTCTCATCATTACGAACAAACGAATTTCCCTTTTCCGTCAATGCAAACCAACGAGTTCGGTCATATTGCGTTTTGTTATAGTTCCCGACCGTAAGGAACTCGCAAACAAACAGTTTTGATAGAGAGTTTCGGATTTGCTTTTCGGAGAAATAGGGAAATGTTTCCTTGAAGGAAGAAACGCTAGAAAACATCCATGCCTTCCCATCATGAATATTCCTTCCGTTCCGCTCGTTTGTTTTAATCCAGAATGCAATATTTTCAAATATAACGGCAGCCGGAACGCCCACTTCTTCGGCTACTTTCACGCTGAAATAATGCTTCAATTTTGCTTCCTCAATTATATCTAATTATGCTCAAAAGAATTTAATGTTGTTCACAATGAAAAATTATGTTACACTTTTTTTTGCTGAAAAATGTCGGGGAACAAATCTTCCGCAGGAACGCCCAACAAATTCTCATACATACGGATTAGCGTGAAATGCCCCGGTGCCGTAAGGGACAATTCATGCTTACTCAATGCTTGTTGTGTAATGCCGATTTTCGTTGCCAACCTAGCTTGACTATATCCGGCTTTTTGCCGTGCCGTTCGGAGAGTTTTACGCATAAATTAAAATCCTCCGGAAGTCTTAATCATGTTCCCCGCAAGCCACAAATCCAAATCTCGTTTGCGGTAGCGAATCAGTGCTTTCGTTTGGCTATCGCCAATACGAACGAATGGACAACCTTTGCCGTTTTGTCGGAGCTTCGCCAAATGAGAATGCGAAATGCCCGTGTATGCAGCAGCTTCTTTCGCAGTCAAATATTGCTTTTCCAATCATATCAAATCCTTTCTGTTTAATTTATACGAAATACATTTATTCCTAATGATTCCGCATAAAAGCATATTACACAAAAATGCGAACACATGCACTGTAAAATAAAAGGAATTGAAGGCAAAAAAAGGAATGCTCTATTGAACATTCCAAACAAATTAACTATATTCAAAGTCCAGCCGTTAGAAGGTCGCTCTTCGCACGGGAACACGCTTCGCACAAGGGGGAACTTTGCGGAGCGTGCTTTTTTTAATTCCAAATTCCTCTCACTGAATCTCGCACAATATCCGGAGAAATCTTTGCGTAGAATTTCGCAGTAACCGCCAAACTAGCATGATCCAAAGTCTTGCTTATAATCTCGATAGGAACTCCCCTTTGCAGCATTTGCGTAGCCACCGAATGGCGAAGCGTATGAATAACAACTCGGTCAAGGTCTTTAGTTCCTGGCGGATTAAACAATTCATCCATGATAATTTGAATCGTTCCGCAAATCCCATAACGCTTGGCAGGAGCATCCTCTTGTCCTCTCAATGCAAGCACATAACCTTTCTTGTCTTTCAACAAATTAAATGTTTCTTCATCCAAGAATCCGTAATAGTGCTTATCTGTTTTCTCATTGAATAGCAGCACCGTTCCATCATCTTTCACATCGTTTCTATGAATGCGTAAAATACTTCCGGAACGTGCACCCGTGCAAAGAGCGAGCTTCACGAACAAGTAATGTCTAGGCTTATCCTTCAAGGCATTCAGCAGCCTTTCCACTTCGGACAAAGTAAGCACACGCCTTCTCGCTTCCTCGCCTTTAAATGGCTTCAAGCCGAAGGTAGGGTCTTCGCCCTTGTAATATCCGCTCGCTATCGCATGCTTGTAAACACTTCTAATTCTTTTCATTTTCAAGTTCACCGTTGCGGGCTTGATTCTTGAAAGTTCATTTATAAGAAATTCTTGAACATCTGTTTTTGTCGGATTTGGAATATTCGCCAACGGCTCATTCTTCAAGTAAGAAGTTTCCTTCTTTGTTCCATCCGCAGCCGTTGAAGTTCGAACAAAGAAATCAATCATTTCAACGAAGCTCGGAACGCTGCTAGAAACTTTCCTTAATTTGTCCGAAGTCTCCACGCCAAACTTGTGTTCATTGATAATCCTTACTTTCTCTTGGTTGCAAAACGCTTCTGTAATTCCCTCCGACTTTTTACCTATTGGGAATCTCTTAATTTTTCCACCAATCCTAATGCGTAGAAAATAAGAACGATCCCCGTTGTTTAACTCCCGATAGAAAACTCCAGGATATTTCTTTGATTTGATTTCGTTTGCCAAAATAAACGCCCCCTAATTTGTCTGTAATTGAGGTAAAAAAAACGGCACAAAAACGGCACACTATTCGGCACAAATGAATATTTTACGGCATAATTGGATATAACCAAAAGAATGTTCCAACACTCCGCAGCCCTTATAACATAAAGCTTCAAGCCGTTTTCCTAACCTCTTGACTTGATTATACTACCATACAAATATATTGTCTAGCAATAAGCTCCAAACCCTTTCATATAAACATTTTGTTAAGGTCAACAAAATGATAGTGGCACAAAAACGGCACAACACAAAAAAAGTTACGATGCAGCGAACACCGGAACTTTCGACTTTTTAGCAAAGGAAAAATATGGTATCAAGAATATAAAAAGAAAGACACTTTCCGTCAATAGGAAAATGCCTTTCTTTGTCTTAATGACAGGTCGTTTATTTGGCTTGAACCAAATGGGGATATAGTCCTATTTTATCACGGGAGTTATTCCCTTGTAAATCGCAGTTGCAATTTTCTTCTGGTAATCCGCTTTGAACAAATTAACGCAATCCTCATCGTTCGAAATGAATCCGCATTCCACAAGAACGGCAGGGGCTTTCGTATGCTTCAACACATAAAATTCCTTCGTAACCTTCACGCCACGATTCTTCGCTTTTGTGTCGGCAACAAGTTTAGTTTGTATGGAAGAAGCAAGTTTCTTTGTAATAGCTCCGCAATTGTTGAACCGCCAAGTTTCTATTCCAGAAGCAGTCTTGCTCGCTGCTGCATTCAAGTGAATTGAAATGAACGCATCAGCTTCAACAGAATTTGAAATATTGCACCGCTCCGATAAAGTCAAATAAGAATCTTCTGCACGAGTGAAAATAACTTCATACCCGCCACGCATAAGCAGCAAGCCTAATTCCAAAGCGATACACAAAGTAGCATCCTTTTCGTATCTATTACCATTCACCGCTCCGGAATCTTTTCCGCCATGTCCTGCATCAATGCAAATCACTTTAGCCATAAGAACCTCCTAAACGTTCTTGATTATTTGGGCGTTCGAAAATTTAGTGACACCTTTTGTCATTAAATCTAAAAAATCATCACGAGAAAAATCAGACAAACGGAAAACTTCTTCTGGCTTCATTCCTATTTCTTTCCCGATCTCCTCGATAGTTTTCCCTTGTGAAATAAGCTCTTGCACTATCTTCTTCATCGGTTCAAGCAAGTGAACACCTCTCGCACGGTTATGCGTAATCGTGCCGTAAATATCTCCCGACTTATCCGAATGAGCCACACGCACAACGGGAACGAACCCACCTAACTTCGAAAGCAGCGGTTCTCTTCCGGAAACAGTCCATCTATGGAATCCGTCAATGATTGTTCCGTCTGGTCTTGCAACAATCGGCAAAGTCCATCCGTTAGAAAGAATACTTTGCTCCAAGAGTTTCAAATTTTCTTTGCTTACTTTGTTCGGGTTATAATCATTTGCCCGCAAAGATTCACGGGGAACCCATTGCAAAGTAGAAAGCGGAAATCTTAATTTGTCCATAAAATCATTCCTTCGAATTATTGATAGCAGCTTCATTGATAATCGCTCGAAGTGTCCTATGTTTCGGGTCTCCACCAAGAAGCCCCTCATAAAATTTCTTGTATAACTTTTCATCAAAAGCATGTTCCCATTGCATAAATCTTCTTTTGTAAGATTCAAAAGTTTGCTTCTTTCTCGGAGTGTCGAACCTATCTCTAGGATTCCGAAGAAGCTCAAAACAAAGTTGTCTGTAATCTCTCTTATCTTCAATCTCTCTCCGTGTTCTCGTGCTTCTCCCGAACATCTCCGAATCCCAATAAAGAGCCACAAGATAAGCGTTCTCTTCACGATTGCAAATCCGCTCCATCAAATCCGGATAATACTCATTCATCTTTACAAGAGAACCCACCGTGTCAATGGAGAAGAATTGAGAAACCCTTAACTTGTTTGCAGCTTGTCCGCTCTGGAATAAATACAGATAAATTAACGGAAGCTCAATTTGCCTTTTCTTCAAGTAAAGCCAAACATCTTTATCCCTCCAATCATAAAGCGGTGTAAATCTATCCTTTGATTTTTTTATTGAAAAAACTTTCAACCTTTGAATACTCTCATACACACGCACGCCCGTGATAGCTATTGCACCTTTATTCCTTCGAATAAGAAATTCTTGATAAGTTTCTTTAGCTCCACGGTGAGCAGGGTGCTGCCTTATCGCAAACTTCGGAGGTTGCCGAATCCAAACATCTTTTTTCCTTCTATCCCAACAAATAAAACTCTCGTCATTCTCCAAAGAATTAAGGCAAGAAAAGTGCTTCACTTCAAGGGCATACCATTCGAACTTCACACCCATCGCAAGAAACCGCAAACGCCATTCTTTAACGGTGTTTTCTATGCAAGGAAAAATCGCTTCTTCATCAATGAATTGCACCGTAAGCAAAGAAGGATTTATCTCTCCTGCTTGAATCAACTCTTCAACAATTCCTGCAAGGCAAAGAGAATCTTTACCACCAGAAAAACTCATATTCACGGGAACACCATTTGAGAAAATATTTTTAATGCGTAGCTTCGCAGCCCTTACAACATCTAGCCTAGACTCTCTTCTTACAATCATCGGAACTCATGCCCACAATTCGGACAAACTAATTTTTTGTTTTCAGTTGTAAAGTCATCCTTTACAACTGAACTTTCTTCTTCAACAGAATTTTCATCGTGGTTATTTCCATTTTGGAAATTATCACTTGAACTTATTCCATTTTGGAAATAGTTCGTTTGTCCATAATCCTCTTGTTTGGAAGTCTTCTGAACTTGTTCTTTTTCTTCATCATCAAGAATCCCAAAGTTTGAAAGCTCTTCTTCAACATCACCAAACATTGCTTCAAGAGTTTCTACATCAAAACTAGGAACATCAAAATCTCCAATCTCTTCAAGAATAGCATTCAAGTTATCGTAATTATCGCTTCCAAGAGAATAAATTCTATTGTCCGCAATCATCATCTTTTTCTTGTCGGCTTCTGTCATACCGACTTTTCGCAATGCTTCAATCTTCTCCCAACCCAATGATTTCGCTGCTTCCGCAAGACCATTACCACAATAAACAATATTATTCTCATCAATTACAACGGGTCTAATTTGCCCAAACTTTTCAAGGCTTCGAACAAATTCTTTTATTTGTTTTTCGCTATGCTTACGAACATTTTTTTCTGGAGCTTTTAACTCCGAAATTTTAACCTTCACTAACTTCAATCAAATCTTCCTCCTTCGTATAAATTAAAGCGAACAATCCGGAAATTCCTAAAGTCATTAAAGACCCAAGTAATTTAACGCCCACAAGCCCGCTCACGCTGCCGAAAGCGAACACGGGTAGTCCTAACACTACCGAAAGGATAACGCCCGCAGAAACGCCCGTAGGGTGCAATCTAACACCAAACAAAGTAAGCACCGTAACGAACAAAGTAGAAGCCCGCAAAGTTCCATAGAACAAGAATAAATCAGTGACAGAAATATTCGGAATGTTTGCGACTAAAATTCCCACAACCAAAAGAGCAATCATCGAAAACTTTCCAAACTTTAACTTGTCTGTAAAATCCGAAGTAAGCGAAGCAACCGCACACAAATTAGAGTCAACAGTAGAAATCAAACCGCTCACAATCATGAACAAGAAAGGCATCATAAACCAAGCAGGGAAAATAGAACGAATCAATTCAAAGTTCACATAACCAGAATCATTTGCAACGAATCCGCTACCACTTGCAATAAACCCTAGAACCCCCATAGCAAAAGGCACAACGGCAAAAAGCAACGCACCAAACACAAAAGATTTTTTCACATTTCTTTCATTTATCGAAAATGCACGCTGCCAAAAACTCTGATCCCCAAAAGGTCCACTAATCAAGCCGATAGCATTCGGAATACCGAACGCCAATGCAATCTCCCAACCGCCAATTTGCGAAACTCCATTCAATCCAAGAGACAAACTTTCAATGCCTTTAATTCCAAGAGCCCACGGCACGGACACAACGCAAATAAAAAGAATAAGAACCATTTGCAAAGCATCTGTTTTCACACTTGAAATAATCCCGCCACGCCTTGAATAAGAATAAGCAATTACGGATAAAATAATTGTCATCAACCAAAACGGAATGCCCGTAATAACTGAAAGAATTTTACCGCCTGCAAGAAGTTGAACACCCGTTGAAAGAACCGCAAGAGCACCAAGCTGAAAACGATACACATTCCCGACTGCCCTTGATTTATAACGGCTCTCCATAAATCCAGAAAGTGTCGCACCTTCTGGAAACACCTTTCTAATCTTTGCAGCAAATGGAGAAAAAATAATCAAGCAAAGAATGTTAGGAATCAAAAACCAAGCAAGTCCTTGCCATCCCCAAGAATAACCTTTCTCCGCACTCACGAAAAGAGCGGGAGCCCAAATCCAAGTTGCAGCAATAGACAACGCACCTTTCCAAGTGCCTATCTTACCACCGCCCGTATTAAATAATTTTCCACCCGTTACTTTGTCTTTAAAAGTAACGGCAAGCATAAGAATTGCGTATGCGAAAAGAAGCAAAATTCCTTCCACATAATCACCAACTTTCTAATTATTTTTTATTTATCCATTCGCCCGTAATAGAACGGTGCAAATAGTTTTCCGCCTTTGCAACATCGTCTTCCCAATCTTCCCCAGACTTCAAACCAACACGAAGAAGATACTTCAACGCATTGCCTATCATGTATGCAGATTTTCTAGGAATATTTTCACGATTCACAACATGTTCGATAAGCTCAATAGTTTCTTTCACTTGCGGAAAATCGTAATGCTTTCCCGCAACTTTTTCTTCATCATTCATCGCTAGAATTTTCCTTTTAAAATTGAAAGATCAATTTTCTTGTCTTCCTTGTTACCAATTTTCTTCAAGCGTTTTTCAAACTCCGCTCGATCCTTCATTTCCTTAATTCTTCGTTCTTTACGATTCATGCAGCATTCCACCTAAAAGTAAAAAGTTTAGAATTTGATTTCGTCAATTCATCATCTTCCTCGTAAGCCCCAGAACCAAAGACACGAACGGAATTATAGACAAGTGAAGCCTTGAATTTACTCATGCCCGCAAAGAGCAGCATACCTCTCAACACTTCATCCGCAAGATCCCTAGAAATCGGATGCTCCATACCCAACGCACTGCAAGGCGTGTAAGCTGCATCGTGGCAAAGATAAGCTGCTTGCATCCACACATTTCCAAGTTGGTCTATAATCCCATCAACCAACATTCCACCAGAACGGAAATTCGTCACGAACCCTTTCCGGAAAATGAAAACAAGAACACCTTCATTTGTATGTATTGAAATAGTCAAGTCTTCTGCCAAACGGTAGAAGCGATTCCCCAAACCGAAAATCAAAATCTCTGGTTTGGTATATCCGTTATTGATAACAACTTTCTTCACTCTCATGAATCAATCTCTCCGCTATGCTTCCCTTCAATCCATCCACGAATATATGAAACATCTTTGTTAATGTCATCAATCTTTCCCATCTTCTCATCAATCACGCTTTCCATCTTTTGCAGCCGTTTCTCCATATCCTTGAACTTAAACAAAGCCCAAGCAAAACCGAACACCGCAACGGGTCCACCAATATCGCAAATAACATTGATAACTTTAGTCAACTCTTCCATACAAATTCACATCCTTCGGACAAATTAAGTTCCAACAGTGAAAACATTATTCACTAAAGAACAAAGTGGAAACCAAGTTTCGCCTTCATCAAAAGACACTTCAATCTTCATGCCACCAACACCCGTTCCCGTAACTTCATTCGCCCGAATCCTCGGATTAGTTCTTGCTAATCCTTCGGTTTGAGAATACAAAGGAAGTTCTATTTCATTTGGTTTCAATTTACCTCGAACAATAGCATCATACTTAACATCCAAATCACCATTCACCGTTGAATTATCAAGGAGAATGTAGGTAGTTCCGTTATTTCCTTCGTTGGCACCGTTAATTTTAATGACGCTTATTCTCAATCCTTCTGCAAGTTTTTCAGAAGAAATAATGCCATCCAAAATATGTTTAGCAAGAACCGAATATTCTTTTATTTTCTCGCTTGTAACGGCACGGTCTTTAATTTTGTCTTCCGAAACAGAAGTCGTTGCAAGATGCTCTTGTTTCACCGCATAAGCAGCAATCTTTTTCCGTGTGATTGCATAGTCCTTAATCTTGTCTTCTGTAATCGCATTATCAGCAATTTCATCCGAAGAAATTTGCCCACCTTCTGGAGAAAGGAATTGCCCCCAAGTGCTCCATTTATCAACGGTTTTCCAATAAAATCTTCGATAAGAATTTATTCCAGAAAATCTTTGTTCAACAAGTTCTCCCTTGTTCACCTCATAAACTTCGAGAACTCCAAAACAATCGCCTTTCGTTGGACCATTCGTGAACTTGTCCATAGTCTCGCCATTTATCTCGTAAACGCCACGCTTCTTGAAATCGTTGAAATCTCCTTCATTGAAGATTCCACGGAAAGTCACTTGCTGCAAGCAATCACAATCCCCGCACCCCTGCTTCACTGCATAAGGTTGCCCTTCTTCATCGGCAAGAATCAAGTAGCCTTTCGCTTGCTTGGAAAGAAAATCTTGGTAATCCTCTTCCTTCAATTCCACAACGTTCTCCGGAATCTTATCTTCCGGATAAATTAAGGAATCATAGAACGAACAATTTTCACCGCAAAAATAAAACGCCATAAATCCTCCTTAATACCCAACCGCAAGCCAGAATGTAGAAACTCCGCCATTGCCATTATGAACAAGTGAAACTTTTCCCGTGTCAATTTCTTTCACGGAAAAAGCGGGTGTAATCAATCCCGTAGCAGTAGCACTAACATGAGTGCATTTGTTAGGGAAAGCAGAAGGAAAAACAACTTGTGTTCCGCTTGGGTCAATCAATGCTTTTCCCCATTGCATAATCAAGCCGTTCGGCAATTTCTGCACACCCGTTTCCGCATGAGTTTTCGGGAATGCTGCTGCCAATCCCGAAGGCGTTACCGCCTTTGTGTTGATACTCCCCGCTTGCGTTTCCGCAGCAGTAGCAAATTGAGCAAGTCCGCTTCTTTCTTCCGAAGCCGTTCTTGCATTCAATGAAGCAGGAGTAATCGCCCTATCGTTTCTGCTCCCCTCGATAGTTTCGTTTGCAGTCGCATATTGCGTAACCCCTTGTGTTGTATGGGTTGCGGGCGGGTTGAAAAAATTCGTATCGCCAAGAGCAACCGAAGCAGGGTTCACATTCGACAAAAGAAATTCAATATCCAAATACGCTTGAGCTCCCGCTGCCTTCTGCAAAATAGGCACGGTCTGCGAACACACCGCAAACAAAGTTCCGCTTGCCGTGTAAACGCCAAATTCGAACAAAGTATAAGCATCATTCGAATCATCACGAGCGTTAATGTAAATCGTGTTATCGCCAACATTTCCACCGGAAAGTTTATTTGCCGGAACACGTTTAAACTCTCCCTTCAAAGCCGTCTGGTCATGGGTAGGTGAATATTGTGCATCACCAAAACCCACTTCCGTAAGAAGCACCGGAGCAGTGCCGTTCTTTTCGGCATTGACAACTTCTTGCAAACCTGCATCAGTGACGAGAATTGTCGCTTCCATTTAATTCTCCTTTCCGTTTAATTTACATAAAATTTCGTTCAAGCGATAACGATTAAACGCACATTCTAAAGCCAAGCATTCATCATAACGCAAAGATAGAATTTCATTTCCTTCTTCATCCGTATCACTGCAAATCAAGCCATAATCAAAAGCGTTCAAACCTTCACAAGCAAAAGCAGAAACAACCCTTTGAGCAATCAAACCAATATGTAATCTTGCTGCACTTCCCTTAACTTGTTCGGAATCCTTAAACTTGAACTGAACAAACTGAACCTTTTCCCAAGCCTTGAAAACCGCTTCTGGAATTTCTCCAATTTCTGTTTTGAAATTTTCGTCCGAAGTCTGTATAGTTCCCGTGCCTGCATACACGGCAGCCCAACGCCTTGTAGAGCTACCGTTGTTCATTTCGTTATCAGCAGAAGGACGAATTTGGTCTGCCATAATTTCAAGACCTTCTCCCGCTCTGGAAGTTCCATCCTCACACGCAAACAAACGCATAACGCCCGAGAAGCCTTGGTTATTATTGCCCGCAGCCGAAGCGTTCGAAGAAGCAAGAAGGCTAACTTGTATGTAACCAACTCTCGCTCCTTGCGTTGTGCCTTCATAATCAATATTTCCGTTATCTGCAAGGAAGTTCATCTGCCCGATAATATCACCGGGAAGAACACTCTTTGATTCACGGACTTTAGATCCACGGCTTTTGAACAAATTAAAAGCAGCCCCCGATTCGTCATCGGAAAATCTTGCAAGCGACTTTTGGCAAGTGCCAGCTCTTGCCGTTAATTCCTGCGACATACCCGAAGGATAAAGCGAAAAGTTTTCCTCGCCTTCTGCGTTAATCATTCGCCCAACTTCATCAATTCCAATTCCATGAAAACTTGATTCATTGATTCCACAAGGGAAAAAGAAACTTTGCCGAGCATTCAACGCAACAATATGGCAAAGCCTTTTCCCCGTTGTCTCACCAGTTCCAATTTGAACACAAAGTTTTGTAGAGCCGTTGAACTCCATAAAGAAAATGGATTCTGGTTCATAGAAAGTTGTTCCCAAATCTTTCCCGATTTCTTTACCAACAGAAACAAGGCGGTATTCGTCAACCATATTACCGAACATATCGGAAACATAAATCGTATGGTTCTCGTTATACCCAGTTCCCGTAGCCAAGAAATAAATGAAGCGGTCATCGCAAGCAATTCCCTGCAAAGCTCTTTCAATTCCGTCCGCTCCATCCCTTGTAAATTCAGCCTTGAACTCGTGAATGAATTTGTTCGAATAGTCGCCCGCTGCGGTAAAATCAGCCAAGCGGAAAATGCGAACCCAGAACAAATTCCCTTCAAGGTTATACTTCGCAATCAAGTATTTTCCGGAATAAGAAACGCACACCGTGCAGGCTTGCGAAGAACCTTCAACTTCTGGGAACAAGTTGAAAATTTCAACGCCCGAATCAATATTGAAATCTTCACTTGTCGGAGGATTAAAGCGAACCGCCTTTGTGCCTTTTGACTTCGTAGCAAGAGAGCTTGAATCTTCATAAGCAAAAGAACCCCAAAGTTTCACAACACCGCCCGCACGATACTCGATCCCCAAACCTTGATGCCCAACATATTCGGAAACAAGAGAATGAGCCGTTGAATTAACTTTTACTCCACCGCCCAATTTCGAAAGCGGGAATCTATTGACAACCGCCTTATTCTCACCCGTCACATGAAGCGTATAAAGATAACGATTCACGGGGTCAGCAATAGCAGACTGCACAATGTTTCCCCCTCCGCTTCCTTTACGGATAAAGTCGGCAGCAATCAAAGCTCCGCCACCCCTTGAAAATTCGGAGAAGTCACGATGAATATTCAAGAACCTTTCCGAAGTTCCTCCGAACTTATAGAAATCGTAAACGGGCTTAACCGTAACAGAACCAACCTTGAATAATCCATTGAAGTAATTATTTCCCGTTGGTTTTGAAGTGACAGAAAATGTCTTTCCATACAAATTAACATCACGCCCAGAAACCGCATTTTCAAAAGCGGTAAAAGCAGCCGTGTCATCAGCAGTTCCATTTCCCAAAGCTCCAAAATCAAGCGGAGAAAGTTCATCGGCAAATCGTGAAGCCATGTTTCGTGAAGTATTACCGCCACTAGCCTTTACATTAGCCTTCGAAAAATCCCCCGAATAATTAGACATAAAGTTTTGCAACTTCTTCGGAGTAACCGCATCCGTGTCATTCACACCCGCATTCGTTTCCGTTTGCGTGGCAACCTGCATAATACCCGCCTTCGATTCCGTTGCTGATTCGGGAGTATGCTTTTCCAATGCAGCAGCAAGCCCAGAAGGAGTAACCGCCTTTGAATCATTCGTTCCCGCTTCCGCTTCTGCATTAGTCGCAAGCTGCACCAAACCCGTTCTCGATTCCGTTGCGGTTCTTGCACTCAATGAAGCAGGAGTAACTGCTCTTCTTTCGTCAGTTCCTTCAATCGTTTCTTCATTTGTAGAAAATTCAACAATCCCCGGATTCTCTTTCGTTCCATACGGATAACTAAAAGAAACTTGTCCGAAAGAAACACTTGCAACATCAATGTTTTCAAACTTGATCCCAACTTCAAATTGTGCAACCGCTTGGGAACTCTTTTGCAAAATCGCATTTCCCGTTTGCGAATAAACACCAAGCAAAGTTCCATCCGAAAGGAACACGCCAAATTCATAAACCGAATAAGAATCTTCGCTATTGTCTTGAACGGCAACATGAATAGAATTATCTTGCGAAGTTCCACCAGAAATAACTTCAAGCCGTTTAATTTGATTCCGCAAGGCATTTTGCGTTTTGCTCGCTTCATATTGCCCAGAACCAAAGGCAATATGAGTAATAGTCACGGGAGCCATTCCCGTTTGTTCAGCGTTCACAATCGCTTGCAACCCTGCATTCGTAAGAACTACATTCATCTCTTCCTCCTTATTTTGCCGTTCCCAAAATGTTCCGAATAACTATCGGACGTGCAGCGGAAATGACAGAAATTGTCGCATCAGTTTGTTCGTTAGTAAGAACACCCTGCTTAACTCTTGCATAAGCCAATTTGCGGAACACCCCGCAAACTCCGAAACTTCCGGAAAGCCGTGTGCTCAAAATAAATTCATAATGTGAGCGGGCAGGTTTTGCATCGTCAATCAATGCAAATAAATCTTCCTGCAATTCGCTATCAAGAACGCCCGGATAATGGTTAATTCGAGCGGTAATCTTGAACGTATGCGGAACACCTTTCGGATTCTCTTGCCACCATTCCGTAACATCCGTAACCGAACCAATAGTTTCAATAGCAGCCTTCACCGCTCCAAGCGTTCCACGCTTACGCTTCTCACGGATAACATTGTTCAAAACATTTCGCTTGATTTCAATAGTCCAAGATTCACGCCAAACCGAAGCATCCCAAGCGTAGGCGATATGATCCAACTGCTCCGAAGAAAGTTCATTCAACCGAAAATAAATCAAAGGAATATCGACTTCATTAGAAACCGCTTGAAGTTTACTATCAAGGGCTTCCGCAGCAGCCTTAACATTCGAATCCTTTGCGATATTCTCCGGAAGGATTTGCGAAAGTTTTGTGTCTTGAATATCACTCATAACAAATTAACCTTCCACATAACCGCCAAAAGAAACCGTCACATTCTCCGGAGAACATTGGGCAACTTCTGTTTTTTCCAATTTACGATACTCACTAGGCAACATTCCAGAATCAATGCGATAAGCCCCCGCATTGATTATATTTCGCACAAGTTCCGAAGGAATAATATCACGCCCGATTTTCCCTTGCTGCCAATTACGATAATTCTCCACCGCTTCGGCAACCGCCTTTTGAATCGTCTCGCCCTTGTTCCTATCCTCATTACGAATAAAGTAACGAACATTGATTGAATACGGAACTGCAATAGCTTCAAGCACGTTCACTTCATCCGTGAGCGGGCGAATATCATCACCGCTCAAATATTCAAGAATCTCTTCTCGCAAAGTCGCATCTGGAATTTGCCCGCCATTCAAAAGCGGGTAAACATTCACAACGCCCGGAGTAGGTGAATCAATAGAAACATCAACGATAGCAGGAGACACGCTGAAAGTATGGAAAATATAAGCCTTTGTCGGACCCGCAACAGAAAAGGAATTTGGAGCAATGCGAATGCGTTCAGCATAACTCTCGTCACTCTCTTGTTCAGCCCCGCCATAAGTGGTATTCGTATTCGTAGCGTTCGCAACAAAAGTCAATGGCTTGACAAGAGTAGTGATTTGCCCCGCAAGATAATTGTTCCCAACATCTCCCGCAACCGTGCAAGAAGCAGACACGCTACCGCTCAACTCTCCGGCAGGAATAAGCAATTCTTCATTTGTTCTAAATGTCACAACACCATTAGTAATTTCAGTTCCCGCAGGAATACTATAAATTTCAGCAAGTGCCATTGACAAAGTAAATTCAAAATTTGCAACCGCAGCCGAAGCACCCAAACGTTCAACTTGCAAATAACTCCCCAACGCATCCAAAAATTCACCCGTGGCATAACTCAATAAGTTATTCCTTGCAGCCATGTTAATTAGCACTCTTTGCTGAATGAGAATATTTGCAACAGACAAAAGGAACATACGCACGGGGTCAGCAGTTGCAAGGGTTCTCCCCGAAACCGATTCAAAATTGCAAATGATTTCTGCCTTAATTTTTTCGGGGTCAGTTTGAACAAATGAAACTTCTGGTAAATTCCAACGTGGTAAAGTTTCCGCCATAGACTACTCTCCTTCCTCATCAATATAAATTCTTACGGACGGTTTGAGAACACCTTCTTCCGCAAAAGATTCAGCATTTTCCACTTCGTTAAATTTGATAGAAACAATTTGAGCTCGTGGCTCTTGCAACGCAAACGCATCGTAAATCGCAACACGCAAAGAATTCATTGCGACAGAAATTGGCAAGCCAACATATTCCCACGAAAGCCCAATATTCCTTTCAAGCGGAACACTACCAAGAACCGTATTCAAGATAGTTCTAGCATTCTGCAAGACTTCCCGAGCAACAGAAGCCGGAGCAAAATCAATCTCTTCGGACAAAGTAATTTCGTATTCCATAAGTCACCCCGCTTCCGTTAAAGATAAATTAACTTCTGCCACCGTGCAAATACCCGCACCCGTAAAAAATTTTCTTTCTTCATCAATAGATTCAATCACATACTTGCCCATGATCTCCCCGCCAATTACAAGAGTATGAGCTTCATGTTTTTCTAACAACTTCGTAAGAAGAAGAATTGCAGCAGCGGGCGGGAGCTTCCGCAAAAGAGAAATATCAAGGCGAATAGAAAGTGAAACCGTTCTGGAATCAAGCCCAATAAATTCAAGCTTCGGCTTCTTCCCGATAACATCATGCTTTGCATAGCGAGCCTTATTTGTTCTACTCAAATCCTTAAAAGTAAACACCGCACTATCCGAACAATAGAACGGAATCAAACCCAACATACCCACAACACCAAACGCCATAAGTCCTCCTATACTACTTTCACATTTGCCGTGACTTTCGTTGTTCCAAATGAACTAGCATTTTCGTAGAAAATCAAACTTGGAACGAGAAATCCTTGAGCTTTGTAAGAGTTTATCGAAACGTAAATTTCTGCTACGCTTTTCGGACAGTTCGTCCAGACGATAGTATGATAACCGTATGCTGAATCCTTCCTTAATTCAAAGGTAGGGGTGAATGAATCCGAATACGGAATCACGCAAATTCTTTGCTTGAAAATACTACCACTAGAATTAGATCCGAATGAAATTAGAATCTTGAAATCAGCAGCACTTTCGTTGCCATACAGTGCTATATCTGCATCTACATGCAATCTCGAAGAAGCAGCCGTTTGTTTGAAAAGAGAAAGGTTAGCGTATGAGTTAGTATTCTTAATGTAGTTCGTGAAGCCCTGCACCCTTTTAAGATTTGCAGGGAAACTTTGCCAAGTTGGAATATTCCCATCCCCATTGGAAAGCAATACTTGTCCTTCACTTCCGAAGCCACTAGGAATTGGAAGGGTAGCATAATCTTGAGGCACCGCCACAAATTGACCCATAGTGTTAAAAGTCAACTGAATAGGAAGTCTATATCCACTGTTATTTTTAAATAGCAGTGTAGTCGGATTTCCTAAAGACTTCATTCTAATAATGCGACAAGTTCCATCACTTTTATCGTTGATTTCTAAACCCTGCCCAACTTCAAGAAGTTTCTCGTAATAAGTGGCTACAAACCTTTTACTTGCTAATTCTCCATCGGATGAATTTACTGTATTGAATGTTACTTCCTTTTCATTCCCTTCAAATTGAGATAGATAGTTAGTAATTATCTCTTTTAAATTCTTTGCCGTTAATCCTCTGTTAGTTGTTGCAGTTCCTGTTTTACCTTCATCTACACTCATTGTTCCTAGAGTTGTATCTAAATTATTCCAAGTGATTGATGTTGTGTTATTTGTAACCCAAGCAATCTTTGGTCTTGAACCTTGAACATAACACAAGAGAACATAACGAAAATCATTACTAGCATTTCTTCTGTTGCAAATAGCTTCTAAAACAAAACCTGCATTCGTTGTTCCCGTTGGTTTATCTGGAATGTTTGCTGAACCACCATCAGTAGAAGTAAAGAACCTTTTGTAGTGGATTCCATTTACTCCCATTACTAGCACTTCTGCAAGAATAGTAGTATTCAAACCATTAAGATTCACATGGTTCACATCAAGCTTCTTGTTTACATCTGTCTTTGTAGCAAATACGCTCTTGACCTTATTCCATAAGGTCTGCATTCCACTTAAACTCAAAAATTTTTCAGCCAAAAGAACACCGCCTTTTTTAGCTCAAAGCATTGATCTCGTCATCCGTAATTGCAGTCATCGTAGCTTGCTTTCCGTCAAGTGCTGCTTTCACAACTTTGTTCTGGACGGGGTTCGTGCTGCTAGAAGACAAAGCAGAATCAACCGTTATCTTGTTCGCACCACTTGAAATTCCATCAAGTTTACTTTTCAATTCCGTAGTGAACGGAGCAGTAGTAGCATCAAGAGTATCCTTGTTGCTATGAGTGTGCCTTGCACTTGTGTTCGCATCCACATTGCTCTTGTAAGTATTCGTGAAGTCATTCGTTGAAAGTCCTTTTCCAGAAACTTTATCAACTTTCTTATCAAGCTCTGCTTGTGTCGCAGTAGAAACGGGCTTGTTCGCATCCGAAGTATTATCAACATTCCCCAAACCGACTTGTGCTTTCGTTACTCCGTGCGGATTGCTTTTATTTGAAATATGGTCGTAAGCAGCCTTACCTCTATCGCCACGATAAGCAGTAGAACTCGTTTCTCCTAGAGCAAGACTTTTAGAAATTTCAGTGTATTGCGTTCCGCTCCAACGATATTGTCTATTCGTATCAGTCGCTACATATATCTTTCCGCTTTCGCCTTCTTCTGGGAAATCCGAAAGAGAATCGTATTCAAGAATATCGTCAACGAAAGAAGGCAATTGAGCAGCAGGCACTTTCCCAACACTATCAAGCGTTGCAACACCGCCAGCAGCTCCCTTTTGCGACAAAGGAATAAGCAAAGCATCCGCTGCTTTACGAGCCGATTCCTCCGAAGATAAAGCGTTCTTCGTTGCATAAGTGTTAGCAATATTATTGCCGTTTGCATCAGCCGTTGCTTTCGCAGCCGTGCCACCGTAGTTAGTTTTTGAAAGCCCCAATGTGGTGCTTATGTAACTTTTGATTTTTGCCCAAAGGGTTGCAAGACCTTTCTCGTCAAGATACTTTGCCATTTTTTGTCACTCCTTTTTATTCAAGATTGTTTATGAAATCATCCGTGATTGATTCAATGTTTATGTCAATTATCAAAACCCATTTCTCGCCATTCCAAATAACGCCATCGCCTTCCGTGCAAGTAACGCCAGATCCATCGGGATTCACAATTTCGCCACCGCCTGCAATATGCCACGCATCATTCTTTTTTTGAGAAGTCATTTCGTTTATTTGTTCAACCGTTGCCGTGCCTTGCCAATTCGCAACAGTAGATGTTGTTTCTATTGCTTCTGCAATAGGTTTGGCGATAATATCCGCAACCTTCTTGTTCGTGGAATCGGTGCAGCCCTTACCTTGAATTTCTTGGCAATCTTCGAAAGCTTCTTTCAATCCTTCACTCAAATTTTCTACAACAGTCATTCGTTCTCAACTCCTTACGTTCCGGGCGTTGGTGAAGCACTTGGTCCAACAGAAGTCATGTGCAAGTGTGTAGACAACTTAACCGGAGCAAGTTTAGAATTTGCAGTCACCTCTCCGTCAGCAGTCATCTTTCCCGTAGTTTCAATATTCCCATCAACCTTCAAGTTCCCAATGAACTCAATATCCGGAACACTCACTTTCACTTTGGAAGAACCGCTAACTTGCACGGAATCTTCCGTGGCTTCAATCAACGTTTTCCCAATCTTCGCCTTTAGTTTATGAGCTTCCCAATCATAAACAAATTCAGCATCATCCTTGAATTTCACATATCGTTTCGTCTTGCCCTTAATCGGTGGCGAAACTTCATCTGCATAAAACGAACCAAGAACAAAGCCGTCACCATTTCCGTTAAGGATAAAAACGCAAACAACATCTTCGCCAACATCGGGCATCCAAAAGTCGCCATTCTCCAAAGTATTCTTTTGAAGAACTTGCAAATCTCCGGACACGTAATCTTCATCATCGAACGCAACACGGACAGTTCCATTCTCATGATTCACCGATGAAACTTCACCGACTTTCACCAAATCCGCAAAAGAATTTTCTTGTTCTTCAAACAAATTAAAACTCCTTTCGAACACGCCTTAATTTCACGGAAGTAACATACCCGCTAGAATCCAAGGAATGATCCGCAGTTTCGATAATAAAGTTCCCATCAAAATTCCCGAAGCCACGAACACGCACAACACTACCTGCAACCAAATCAACATCACCAATTACAGACAAGTTTCCCGTGACACCTCTCCGGTTCAATTGTCGGAGCTTCGCTTTAGCCCAACGCTTTGCTGATTCCAAATCCTCCAAAGCCGTTTTCTTCTGGTATTCCTGCCCATTAGAATCCGCAGAAGGGTCTGTTTCCGTGTAGTAAACAACGGCAGGGTTCTTGTCCTTTTTCTTTCCCTTATTCGAAGAACTTGTCTTCGTATAGCCACCCGCTTTCCCTTTCTTCTTCTTCTTTGGATTACGATAAGCAACAGTAACAGACTTATAGATTTCACTTTGATTCAGCTCAAAGTTATACGAAAGAACGCTCCCACCTTCACGAGAAAAAGTTTTGATAGGGTCTTTTCCTTCGTAAAAATTTTGGTCGAAAACAACCAATCTTTCATCGGTCACTTTCAGCGAAAGACCCGCTTCTTCACAAAGGCGAGAAAGGAATTTCAAATCGCTTTCCTTGTTCTGCTCAATCTTCGAATAACTTGGATTCGTATTCGAATCAAAAAGCAACTTCACATCCGCATCCTTCGCAATCCCTTGTGCTATCTCCTTCAAAGTAGTCTTTTCCAGAATCCTAGTTTTAACTTTCTTTCGGATAGCTTTATTCAACGGAACGGAAACACCGCTCATTTCAAAAGTTCTTGGAGCTCCCGCAACCCGCATCGTATCAATGAAGAATTTACCGCAATGTAGAACGCCTTTCACTTTCCCGCCCTGCATTGACTTAATGCTTGCCTTTACTTTTTCGCCCGGATATGGGCTCCACTTTGCAGCCCATTTTCCGCTTTCATCTTTCAAAGTCATCGACACACTATCAGCCGTGTTTGTCTCCGAATCCGAAAAAGAAAACGATAGCAAATCCTTGGAAATAAGTTTCCAAACATCATCGCCCGAATCAGCAAAATAAAGGGCTAGAACTGTTTCCAAAGGTTGCATATAAATTCACTTCCTATCTTTTCCACGGGGGCAAACTCTCATTTATCAAAGCCGATTCTGTATCAACTTCGGGAACGTTCAAAACAACTCCCGAAGGAAATATAAATTTTTTTCTATGCTCCGGATTACTTTCAATTAACTTGTTCAAAAAGTTTTCAGATCCAAAAGCACGCAAAGAAATTTTATCCCATGTATCGCCTTGAATTGTCTTGATAGTCTTCATTTATTCAAACTCCTACAAACAAATTAAACATAAGAAAGTCTTCTCTTCTTCGCAAGAATTTGTTCAATAGCTTTTTCCAATTCAACTCTTCCTGCATCAAGCCCACGCTTAACTTGTCCGTAAACATCCCCTTCTCCACCAGAAACATTGATTGTCGGAGAGAACGAAACAGAAATATTGCTCCCGCTTGAACCGCCCGAATTTCCTAGCATAGAAGAAAGTTTAGAAAGAGGAAGAACCGCTTCTGGTTCACGCCCTTCACCGATATTCGCAATCGTGGAGCGGGTAGCGATACCGCCTTCCGCAAGCTGCGGAATTTGCGGAATGTTAATGCCAATGGATTTACCACCAAGCCCCGGAACCCAATCCGGAATCTTCACGCCACCAAGAGCTTTATTGATTCCAGAAATTGCACCATTTACAAGTGAAATAATAGAGTTAATCGGAGTTTTCACAACCGTAACAAGCGAACTAAAAACGGCACCCAAAATATTTTTCACATTTTCCCATGCTGATTGCCAATTTCCAGTAAAAACATTTTTGACAAAACCGATAATATTGTCAAAAATTGTCAGAACATTTACAAAAATTGTTTTCACTCCATTAAACCAAACTTTCAAAGCATTCCAAATACCTTGGAAAACTCCGCTCCAAAAACTCCACAAATGCTGCAAATATGCAATAATGGCATCAAAAGCCCATTTCAATCCAGACCAAAGCCATTTTGCTCCCGATACAACAAGGTTAAACGCACCCTTTGCAATCGCAGCAAGGTTAGGAAATTTCGCTGAAAACATCGCCCAAAGTTCTACACACTTTGCTTTGATAACATCCCAATTTTTGTAAAGAACAATTCCTATTGCGACAAGTGCGACAATCCCTGCAATTACAAGCCCTATTGGGTTTGTAAGCATCACGGCAAAGTTCTTTATCATTATCCAAGTAGTCTTCTGGAAAACCAAAGACAAAGCATGATAACCCATTTTCAAAAGATTACCGTAGAAAGCCAAAGTCTTGAACGCCACAAACAACGGAACGGCAGCAGCGAAAAGCCCTGCAAGCCCTGCTGCAACATAGCCGATAGTAGTGATAAGTCCTTTGTTTTGTTCAACCCACGCAACAATTTTTGTGGAGTTATCTTGAATCCATTTTGCAGCAGCTTTAATTTGCGGAATGAAATTCGTTCCGATTTTTCCTGCAAGCTCCATAACATTATTCTTGACAATTCCTAACGCATTGCTAGTGGTATTCGCACGGCTCGAATACTCACCAAACATAGAGCCTGCATAATTTGATTTGTCTGCAACGGTAGCAAGGTTTCCACCCAACAAATTCGACTGCTTCGCAAGTGTTGAAACGGCACTCTTAATACCTGCTTCCGTTCCGAACAATTGCCCAATAACTGCACCTTGTTCATGAGCGGGGAGCTTGTTAATTTGTGCGAAAACATTCTGGATAGCAGATTGTGCCGTTTCCGAAGTTCCCGTCAATTGCTTCGCAAGCGTAACGCTATCCATTCCCAATTTAGATAAAGCATCTCGTTGAGCTTTCGTAGCAGCATCACCCGTTGTAAGCCTTCCGATAAACGTTCCCATTGAAGTTGCTGCAACTTCTGCACTTGGGGCGGCACTTCTAAAAGCACCCGCCAAAGCAGTAATTTGTTCGGAAGTAAGAGCAGTCAAACCTTTCAGCGTTCCACCTTGTCTTTGAAGCACTTCAATAATACCTTCGGCAGAAGCAGAAGTAGTGTTGCTTATTTGGTTGACAATATCAAACACATCTTTCGTTTGGTCAACGCTCATGCCCATTTTACTTTGAATATCAGCCCAAGCAGAACCAACTTCGTCACCCGTCATTCCAAAAGCAACGGCAGCTTGTGTTTGTTGCTCAACGATTGTAATAACATCTTTTCCCGTTTTGGCGATACCCGCTTGCATTGCAGCAGCAGCCATATTCGTCATATCTTCGGAAGTCTTCGCATACTTTCTCGTCAAGCCAATAATATCGTTAAAGATAGTGTCCGCTTCATCCGAATACTTTCTCAATTCTGCGGTTTGGTCTTCAAAGCTCATCGCTTGTTTCACGGCAGCAACAAGCCCGCCACCCATTGCAGCAGCAGAAGCTCCGGCATAACCTGCATTCTCTTTAGCTCCCGCCATTCCGCTCTTCATACCACTAATAGCTTTCTGCTGCTTTTCTTGTGCAGCCCTTGCACGGTCAGCAGCACGAGCAAGCTCATTCTCTCTTTCCGTGAGCTTCTTAATGTCAGCCCCTGCCATTCCCGTAGCAGTCTCCAATTCCTTCAAGGAAATCCGTTGCCTATCAACGGCATTTTTCGCCTTCGTCATTGCAGCCTTTTGCTTGTTAAATTCTGCAATCAATTCATTTGAAGGATTCTTTGTAGCTGAAATTTGTTTACCTAATTCTTCAACTCTTTGCTTCGCTTGTATGTAAGTTCTTGCATTCTCTCCGATTTGCTTACGGAGTTTCACCATAGCCGAAACATCGGCAGCTTGTTTGTTCAAGGCGTTTAATTTATCCGAAAAAGTTTCAACTGCTTTATTCGCATTCTTAAAAGACTTCGAAAAAGTTCCGGACAAATCGCCCGCAATTTTAAAGCCAATCTCGTAAACTTTTCCCGCCATACAAACCTTCCTTTATTCGAAAAGGCGGGCATGTAACCCGCCCTTCTCATTAGCGTTTCTGTTTTTTGCTCGCTTTCTTCCGTTCTTCTTGAACTTCCAAAAGAGCCTTTGTCCAATCATTCAAATCAAACAAAGGAACTTCGAACCAATCAAGAGCTCCACTGTATGTTTCCCCTGCTGCAAGATTCAAACACATCTTTCGAATCAAATGCAACGGGTCTTTACAATCAAGCCCTAACCGAGTAAAAAATGCTGGACTTCCTGCGAAATAGCAAGATAATCCCTGCCCGGCAAATCATCGAAAAATTCTTTCGGTCTCTTTGTCAAGCGAGCTACAAGCATCATGCAGAAAACAGGGTCATTTGCAAGAAGGACTGAAAACTGTCCTTCTTGCGAAAACTCTTTTTTCGCTGCTGCAACATCGGAACCCTTCATTGATTCCAAATCAATTTCAATTTCTTTTACTTCTTCATCTTCGAAAACATAAGGCTTCGAGAATACATATTTCATTTTGGTTATCTCCTTGCTACAATGATATAAGAGCGAAGCGGTGTAGCAGCCCGCTTCGCTTTTTCTTTAGGATAAGCCGAGGTCAGCACGGACACTAGCAAGCACATCCACACCGTTGAATTTTGCGATGTAGTTATACTTGTCAATTTCCACAACCTCTTTATTATTTACGAACAACTTAATGTAAAGCACTTCGAATTCCTGCTCCGAATCAGTAACGGAGCCAGGTTCCAAAGAACCTAAAGAAGTTGTCTTTGGTGTAATCTTCATAGAGCAACGAACGGGAACCGTGGAGTAAACTCCACTAGCAGCATCATAGACTTGCTGCGATCCACGAATCTCCACGGAATGAGCCTTTTGTGCAGCCAATTCCGTCAAGGATTTTTCGATAGTTCTCCAAGTGAAGGAAGTTGTCATTGAACCGAAATGTCCAAGCACGGGGCTTTCCACTTCGCCCGCAATTCCTGCACCGGAAACGGTGTCGCTCATTGCTTCAAGTTCTGGAAGTTCCACGGTTGCAACGCCAAGCAAATCTTGTCCGGAGTTGTAAACACGGAAGTTAATCAAGCGTTCTGGAATTTTATTTTCGCCTGCCATAAATCCTCCTTAATTTATTCGAAAAGTGTTTGAATATAACTTGGGTCATATTCCATGATGAAATCAATTTCTTTATTCGGAGAAGGCGGAGTAAAGAACACATGGAATTTTGAAATGCCGTCCATTAAGTCGGTAGTCGGATTTTCTGTTTCCAAAAATTCCACACGTCCACCAAGCAAATATTGACGAGCAGAAAGACCGTTCAACCAAACGTTAGCAGAATCAATCACCGTGTCAACTTGACGAAGATTCATTGGATTATCAACTTTGCTCCAATAGTTCTGCACAAGTTGATTATTCAACCAAGCGAACATTCTGCGAACCGGAATGAAAGAATCTTTCGGGTCAGTATTGTCCGGATAGCAAGCAGTTCTGTTTCCCCAAAGAACCCAACCGCCAATAAAATTCAAGGCAGTAACGATTCCTTGTCCGTTCAAATAACCCGCTTCATCTTGGGTAAGGAACACCTCTGTTCCATCATCGAGAACCGTGCCCGTTGCGGTAAGAACCTTGTTCGAAGGCGAAACATAAGGAACGGATTCATTCGCTCCGTCAGTCTTCGCAATGATCCCCGCCATTTGCGTGCTCATCGCATAAATAACGCCATCAACATTCAAGCGAGGATAACAAATAACTTGTGTCTTATTCACAATGTTGTTCGCATTCTTCCATTTAGGAACGCCCGAATAAACGGCTTGTTCGCCCGAAGTAGGTGCATCAATCAAGCACACGCCTGCTTGGTAAACCTTATTGATTCCCAAAGCCTTTGCTGCGAGAACCGCTGCAACAGAAGGGTTTGAAGAATAATATGGAGCAAGCAAAACACTTGGAACAACACGGAAGCGAGAGAATACTTCTTCAACAAGTTCCAAACCAGAACGAACTCCGGCAGCAGTGATACCGCCAATAATGTCCTCTTCTGTTACTGCACTTGGGTCTAATTTGTTTGCAGTGAAAGTAATCTCTTCACCGAGTGCATAGAAGAATTCTCCTTCGTCATTCTTCTCTGCTGCAAGAACAAGATTGCCTTCTTCATCAAAGGAAGCGAGGAACTTTCCAGAATCAACTTTGTCCGAAGTATTCAACGTAACGGAATCAAGCAAGATGCCTTTTTCCTTAATGGTTGCAACGCCCGTAATAGCATCGAAGTTCACAACAGAAGCGGTTGCTTTTGTGAAATGTTTCTTCGGGTCAAGAACGTTCACAATAACAACGGGAGCGGATTGGAAAAAAGCGAAATGGCTTTTAATAAATTCGCTAATTGTAAATTCGTGCTTCTTCAATCCAGAAGCAGCATCATCAACGGGAGCAGCATAACCAAAGTCTTTAACGGCTTCCGCATAGGAATAGCAAAGCTTTGGATTGTTCACATTGGTGACATCTTCTGTCATGTTAATCGGGGCAGCCCCGACAATGAACGGAATGCCCGAATCACTTTGCACGGGCGGCAAAAGTGAAGTAGCAACTTCCGAAGTTTTAACTCCATGAGTATATGCCATGTTATCTATCCTCCTTTAAAGAAATTTCTTTTTCAATTCGCTTATAATACAAATTCAGCGGATGCCCTTGCACTCTAACATTCAAAATAGCAGCTCCCAATTCCGAAGCGGGAACAAACAATTTCTTGAGTGCTATAACATCTTTAACCCCTTGAAAAACATGGTCTGGAACACCATTCGCATAAATTCTAAATCGTGTCAGTTTACCATTCGGGAAACTTGCACCAACATAAACTAAAGGTATATTTTTTTTCTTAACTTGTTCGAAATTTTGTTTTTTTCTTGCCATAAAATTCTCCTAGAAATTATCGTAGTTCATCGGTGTATTCGTCACCCAATCCGTTTCAATTTCTATTTGCCATTCTGGATAAGGTTGCTCCGAAGTCATTCTCCACTTCAACGGAAAAACAAATTGATATTTTTGATTCAAAGTTTCGGCAGGCAAAGTAAGCAATTTCTCTTTGATCCTTGTTGTAACATTTAAGCCGTATTCGAAACCATCATAATCCTCCGAATAACACCCGACAATAATTGTCACTTTAATTTGTTCCGAACCTCTATCGGAAACGCCTTCCTCTGGACGAACGATAACGAAAGGAAAATCATCCTTATCCCCGCTTCTTTTCGGTGGCAAGAATCCGTTGATAATTTGCGGAGCACGCAATTCTTTCCCTTTTGTCGGAAGCTGAAAATTCTTCACGGCTTCACGGCAAAGTTCTTGAAGAGCTTTAGTTAATCCATTTACAACCATTACTTCACCGCCTTCGTCAAAACTTTCCTAACCTCATAATCCAAACGCCTGCTCAATGCATCTTCCATCACATCTTGAACATCTTCAACAACGTTCTGGTTATTCAACATCACGGGCACGGCATTAGAAAATTTCTGCTCAATAGGAAGCCTATTAGCTCCAAGTCTTTGAAAGATTCTTCCTCTCCAAATAAACGCTTGTCCTAATGGCTTCATAGCTCCATGCTTCACGGCAACACGAATCTGTTTTCGGTTCGCTCCGGTAGTATCTCCGGATTTAGGGGAATGGCGAAAATCTCTCAACGGCAAGCGAGCTCCACGGCTTGTAAGCTCTGCCGTGTAATCGCCTTTCTTCGCTCTCTTAATCTTCATCGTTTCCCGCACGGTGCGAGCCTTCACCGTGTATTCCTTCGTCACGCTCCGAATGGCAACGGTTCTTCCTTGCTCAATAGCTCTATTAGTCGCATTAGCAATAACAGAAGGAACTTGATGAGCAACACCTTCCAATCGCTTTACTGCTTTTTCCCAATCAGCCTTGTTAGCATTAAGCCGAACTCTCATTGTTCATTCGCCTCACACACAATAGAGTAAATTCCTTCTTCATCGGAAACAGAACGGACAAAGTGTAATGATCCATCAACCTTGAACAATTCCCCTTCAACGGGTCTTAAATCCAAGTCGGAAGCCTTGACATAAATTGTCATTGTATTCAAGAACACTCCTTCAAGATTTTGTTGAGCGGGTTGTGTCAAATCCTTGTCAATAATGCAAGGAATTGACTTCCCATTTAAATCATGCACATCGGCAAATTCATCAATATTGATGAACGTTTTTTCAACATCTTTCCGAAGGGCTTCCTTGAACGCACTCATTTCTTGCCACGCTTTCCGTTACCCTTCTTCGGGGCATTAACTTGTTTGGAATCATCCTCTTTCTTTTCTGGAACTTGTTCTTCCTTAACCTTCGCCAAGCCCCGATTTACAAGGTCTTTCGCAAGAGCTTCATCAAAATCAGCTTCTTGTCCTGCAAGAAAATCTCCGGACTTTACAGACAAATTCTTCAAGCAAATAACTTTCATTTTTCACCTCGAAAAATAAAGGGGCGGGGCGAACCCGCCCCCCGTGATTTTTAGTCAATAGGTTGCAAAACGTGGAAGCCTTGCACTTGGTGAATGATTGGCATTGGGCGAGCATTCAACTGAATAACACGTCCGGCAGGGCGTTCTTGAATGTAAGAAACAGGAACACGTCTTGCGGAATACCAATCCATCGTATTCTTTACTTTGTCTGCAATGCAGATAGATCCGTAAGCCATGGAAGTTTGAACGTTTGGAGAACCCATGAGAATCTTGTTCACCGGAACCATCGGCACCAAGTCGCCATTGTCATCTTCATACCATTCGTCATAGCTGTAAATATCGAGAGCGGAATCTTTGAGGTAGCCCCAATAAGTAACGCCCTGCGGTAAATGTTGTGGGTCAATATGCCCCATTTGAACTCTGCGATTATCGAGCAAATCACCTTTCGTTAATTTGTCGACAAGAACATCAATAACGTTTGTTCCGCAAAGAATTTCGGTTGGAGTATAGCCACCGTTCTTAATGCGGGAGCGTCTTAAAGTCCGCAATTCTTGGGCAATAGCAGCACCGTCAACAGAATCTTCTGTCCACTTGGTAGCGGAAACGGAAGTTGGTTTTTCGGATTCTTGCAAGCCATCCCAGAAGTCCAAAGTGTCATCGTAGCCATCACCCTTCACATCAACTTTTCCCGTGAAGAGAGCAGAAGAACACATAGCTTCTTCTCTGCGAGTAATCATGTTTTCCAACATAATCATATCGTCTTGGGCTGCTTCCGTGGCACGTTGCAACGGAGTTTTTCCGCCATAAATTGTTTCGCCCGGAGAACGCTTTAAAAATTCTTCGGCTTCCGTGATTGTTTCTGGAGAAACAAGCGGAGTTTCGTAAGATTCAGTCTGGAAGCCGTTGCGAGTAACAACCTTCCCGCCAAGTTTCGGATGAACGAACGGAGCGAGCTTGCGACCAGCTTTATCCCGAATATCAAAGTCAACCTTTGAAGTCGGGAAGAGTTTCACATTTTTGAAATAGCGGTCACGAAGGTAAGTTTTCGCACCGAAATTTCCTTGATTGATTACACCCAAAAGAGTGCGAGTGTCAAAGATACCAAATGACATTTTCTGTCCTCCTTAATTCATGATTTCTTTGAGGAAAATTCCAACCTTGCGAGCTGCAACTTTCAGCGTAGCAACATCCACGCCTTCACCTGCCTTAACCGCTGCAATGTTAAATTCTCCGGTCAAATATACAACCGCTTCCTTTTCGCCTTCGGTAGCATCAACATCAGCAGCGATAACGCCATAAGGTTCGCCACCTTCGCCAACGGCAACACCGCCAGAAGTTACAAGCGTTCCACGAGTGAGAAGCTTTGTGCCCTGCGGAATGGTTAATTTGTCTGTAACGACATTGATTTCTTGGTTTTGTGCCAAGAGTTGTTCACGAACAAGAGAACCGTGATTTTCTTTTAGTGCCATGGTTTATCCCTCCATTTCTTTGAGACGAGCGGTAGCGTGAGCGATAACTTCTTCACGCATGCGTTCTTCTTCTGTTTTTTCTGTTACTGGTGCAGCAGGAGAACCAACGCCACCAAGCCCGCTCTCTTGCATATCTTTTTCAAGATTGTTTTGAATTGTTTCACGCTGCTTCTTTTCAGCCTTCAACATTTCAACGGCAAATTGTTCGGCAGACATATCGCTTTCGAATTTTGCTTTCTTGGTAAGTTCTTCGTGTCCTGCCATTGCCATTTCTTCAACGGCTTTAATGCGGTCACGTTCCTGCTTAACTCCCATCTTCACGCCTTCCGCTTTGGCTTCCGCACAAAGTTGTTCGCAAAGTTCGGGATATTTCTCTTTCATTTCTGCAAGAGTCATGGTTTCCTCCTTATGGTTGAATATAGTATTTTGTGGCGTAGGTGGAACAAGTTTATTCAAAAAACCTTCTGGGGCATTTTTGAATAAATTAAGTTCCGCAGCAACGCCATTGAACATAACAAATTTGTCTGTAATGGAATTTTCAATCTTGATTGTTGAATCCACTTCATCCGCAAAACCCTTCTTCACCGCTTCTTCTGCGGTCAAATAGGTATCATGCTCCATCATGCTTTTCAGTTCATCTTCGGACAAATTAGTTTTTTCCGAATAAATATCTCGAACCGACTTTTCAATTTTCTCAACGGTCACGGCTGCATCCTTGATTTGTGGGGCTTTCGCACCATACAAGGAAAGGCTCACTCCATGAACCATAAGCATCGATCCCGTAGGCATAATAACCTTTGCTTTCGGAATAGAAGTGATAAGAGTAGCAGCACTTGCAGCAAGCCCCATCACATAAATTTTGATTTCGCCTTTGTGCTGCTTCAAAAGGTTATAGATAGCAATTCCCGCAAACACCGAACCGCCCGGAGAATTAAGGTAAATATCAAGCGGTTGTGTTTCGTTCACGAACTTCAAATCTTCTTTCAAAGTCGAAACATTAAAACCTTCTTCCCAGAAGCCACCGCCAATAACACCAAATAAATCAAGGCGAGCAGGCTTTTCAGCCGTTTGTTGCATCGTGAATTTGTAAAAATTATTCGTCATCTTTTCCCCCGTCATTAGAAGGTTTTTCAATCACAAGCGGAGACGTTAATCCATCCGCTCTTCTCATTTCTTCTTCATGCTTTCTTTGAGCATGAATTTCATTAAACTTCATTCCCGTCAATTCAGCAGCTTCTCTTTCTCTTGTGCTGAATCCTTCGGCAACACGCACGGCAGCAGCATTCGCTTCCTTCAACGGGTCAAGTTGTCCTTGTGCATCACCGAACCAATTCGCCCGACACCAAGCAGCACGAACAATAGGGTCTGTAAAGAATCCCGGAGCATTGACACGCCCCTTCAAAATTGCTTCCGTCAAAAATTCTTCGTAAACGGGTTGACAAAAATTGGCACTCAAAAATTCTCTTCTTGTTCTAAACATCTTCCATGCTTCAAGCAATGAAGCACGAGAAGCTGAATAGCTCGAAGTAAAGTGCCGAATAAGAGTTTCATAAGGCAATTCCAAAGCCGAACCAATCTGTCTGCAAATTGCAAGAACAAATCCATCAAAAGCCGTGTTCGGTCTATTCGGATTCGCAATTTGAATCTCTTCATCATCATCAAGATGAACAATCGCACCATTCCCAAGCTCATAAGAATTCGGGTCTGCATCCTGCTTGTCTCCAAACATCGGAGCAAGTGGAGTGCTTGGAGAAGTGTTCTTCACGAACACCGTGAACATCGAAGAAATAACGGCTGCCATCAATTCAGCTTCCGTGTATCTAGTCAATTGCTTCAAGTGTTCAATCACAGGAGCAAGCAGCGGAACACCCCTTCTTTGTGCAGGGCGTTCAACATCATTCATAATGTGCAGAACATTTCGCCTTCCAGATTTCGCACCAAAAGCAAGAACTCTCTTCCATTCTTGTTTGGCATCTTTCAGCGTATAAGTAGAAGCCCCCGGATGATTCTTCGCCACCCAATAGGCAACCGTTTCGCCATACGCACCAACTTCAATTCCACCATGAATATTCTTGTCCAACGGCATATTGGAAGGATTGCAAACCCTATCCGCTTCAATCAAGCCAACGCACAAATCATAAGGCACTCCTGCCCGCTTGATTATAGGCAAAGTAACGAAAACATCACCGCTCAACATAGCGGACAAACAGACAAGTCCTTGCAATTGGTAAAAGTTCTGTCTTCGTTCTGCATCGCAATTAACGGAATTAGAAAACACGAACCATTCACGCTCAACATTTTCCCGCCACGCAATTGCTTGTGCTTCGGTAAGTCCTAAAAATTTTGCATCGGGGTCAGCCGAAAGCATAAGCCCAGATCCAACAACATTTGTCCGAATAGTCTTTATCGCTCCCGCTGCAAAACCGCCCGACATATACAAGTCACGGCTTCTTGCCCGAAGCGTATCTAATGGAGAAACAATATCTTCATCAGCACTATTCCCGTCCGCAATCCAAGTGCTCAAACTCTTCTTCGCATAAGATGCACCGTGTCGCCCGTAACCGCTGCCACCAGAAAAAGAAAGAGAATTAGCCCACTCCATACGCTTACGAGCTTCGAGCCTTTTCAACGCACGATTCGGAGCAACAAAAGAAATTAAGTTATCCAAAATATTCATTTGTTAAAAATCCCTTGGAACACCACGGAAAACCCGTGCTCCCCTTCCCTTTCCATCTTCTAAAAGTTCTAATTCGTGTCGCCAAAACTTTATTCGTTCAGCAATTTCGGATAAGTTAGCCCTTGTCAATTGGCGTGTGCCAATCCGATACGATTGCCCCGTAGCAACCGCTTTTTCTGCTTCAAGCCAAGTTTGAAGCATACTCCGGACTTCTTCTTTTCCCCAAGAAAGTGACATAAATTGACACCCCTTTTACATACAAATTGCAAATAATATAGTTTATTTGTAAAGAAAAACAAAATTTTTTTTCATTTATCTACAAAGAAACACCGCTTGAATTAGGTCTTCTTTGCTTTTTTGGTGCAGCAGAAGCCCCGCCACGGGAATAAAAATCAAGCAAATATTCAAAATTAGGATTCAAAATTTCAAGAGCTGCACCGCTATAAATAGCACAGTCAAGGGCTTCGTTTCGTTCCCGAATCTTCACCCATTCCATTTTGATTTTCCCTTTTTCAAAAGTTTGCTTGAACACTTCGGCAGTCAACTGCTTAAAGAATGCTTCCGAAAATCCCGATGCTTCCGCTGCATCAAAATGCACATAACTTGCCCCAACATCATCAATCTTTAAGTTGTGCATAAAAACGGATTTTCCAGAATCAACCCCAAGATTAAACAAGGTTGCTCCAACCGTATTATTCTTTGTCGGTGGCGAAATAAAAGGAACACCAATCCCGCCACGCCCTTTAATGGAGAACACACGAATCCGTTCACGCTGCTTCGTATATTTGTAAACATCATTTGTATAAGATCCGTCACCGGAATCCACACATGTGCAAGAAATTGTCACTTCTGCACCAAGGAACAACTTGTATTTCTTCATCAAAAGAGCATCCAACTGTTGCCAAGTTTCTTCCCTATCTGGAACACCATAGAACACACGATGCTCGATTCCCCATCGTTCTTTTCCAATTCCCCAACCATACACGGTAGCTTCCAAGCGGTCACGCTGCACGTCCACCCCGCAAGTCAAAAGCAAAACGCCCGGAGGTAAAGTTTCGGCAGGGTAAATCTCCCGCCTATTGTAAAGCCTTCGCCAATCCTCTTCCGCTAAAGATTCATCCCACACTTCGCCAAGTTTCAAGTTCACGAACTCCATTAGTCCGTCCTTGTCCTTGTTATGGGTAACGGTCAAAAATTCTTCAACCAATTCGAACAAATTAACCCAAGGCGAACAAAGTGAATTTATATGATAGCCTTTTGTTTTCGCTTCCGGATTCGTTGGCTCCCATCTTCCTTGTGCCAAAATATTCGGGTCTGGTCTATAAGCTCCACGAGCAACTTCATTACAATGAGGGCAAATAATTCTTGAAGTGAGCGGTAGGGAATTTCCTTCTTCATCCTTATCCCAAACAACATACTCCCACTTGTATTCAAACTCTGCTCCACATTTCGGACAAGGTAACAAAAAAATCCTTTGGTCGGATTCAAGATAATATTTCTCAATCTCCGAAGCCCCTTTAATTGTGGGCGTTGAAACGAAAATATGTTTCTTGTTATAGAAGTTCGTTGTTCGCTGAATAGCCAATTTCAACGGTGAACCTTCCTTCGTTAAACCGTATCTATCAATCTCATCCGCAAGCAAAATTTGAATCGGTCTTGAAGACAATCCCGCAGGAGAGTTCGCACCAACCAAAGCAAGAAAACCGCCCGGATAATGCTTCATTCTTATCGTGGTAGATTTCTTTCGAGAAGTTCCCCGCCCGTCCTTTCCTTCTTCAAGTTTGTTCTGCAATCCAGAAGAATATTGGAAAGTCGGCTCAATCCTTTCTTTCGAAAAGTTTTCCGCTGCTTCAATTGTCGGCTGCAACATCAATTGCGGAGCGGGCTCTTGATCCACATAGTAGCCCATGATATTCAAGAGAGCTTCGGACTTCCCAACTTGTGAAGAAAACATCATCACAACTCGTTCCGTTAATTTGTCCGTAGCTGCATCCATTGGCTCCCGCAAATAAGGCACTCTATCCGTTCGCCATTCTCCGGGTTCTGGAGAAGTTCCCGGAGCAACATAGCGGTATTTGTCCGCCCACTGCGAGCCCGTCAGCCTTGAGCGTGGGCGACAATACTTGACAAAGGTTTTGCTCCAAACATTACTTTGTTTCTGCTTCTTCATTGTTGCCTTTAACGAACTTCGATTTAGAAAGCGAAACTAAAGCATCTTGTATAGCATCGCTCATAACTTCTTCAATCTTTCGAGCAGACTGCCTTTCGCATAGTGCAGAAATCCTAACCGGAATAGAAGTCAGTCTTTCTCTTATCTCCGAAGCAACGGCAGCAGCATCCGCTTCCACTTCCGTTTTTGGAATAAGTTCACCTTTCTTTAATTTGAACTCAATTTCTTTCAGCTTCGCTTGATAGGTCTTTTCAGCTAAACGAGCTTTATTGAATTGAGTAGTTAAATCGTAAACATCTTTAGATTTCCCAGAAAGAGAAGGAGTTTCATCTTCGGAATCATCTTCTGCTTCTTCTTCCGTAGGGTCTTCTGGTAAAGTTACACGTGAAACTTTTTTTGAAGTTTTTTCCTTCTTTTCGGACTTTTTACCCTTTTTGGATTCTTCCTTTTTCTTCTCCTTTCCCAATTCTTTTCGATTCTCGTAAGCAGCTAATCCTGCTTTAAGAGGAATCGTCTTATCTTTGTTTTGTGGCATTATGCCCCTTTTAATCAAATTCAAAATTAGAACGTGAGAACATCCAACTTGCTTCGCAAACTCACGAACGCCCACACTTTGATTTTTCGCCATTTTCAAAACTCCTTACTAAAAAATTTTACCGAAAAATCTGCGAGCCAAAAAGAAAACGGTGGTAGCTCGGTTGTGAAATATAAATAAATTATTTACCACACGCCAAATTTTTGTTACCAAATCAGTGACAAATTTTGTCCTTTCTTTCTACAAATAAAAGAAAAAATGCTTCTTTTATTTGTAATAAAAAAAGGCTTTTCAGCCTAGAGTTCAAAAAGGTTTCTTTGATTTCAAAAATATTTTTTTTGGGGGTAAAAATTCTTTTACAAATAAAAAGGAAATAAAAAATGGCGTTTTTGAGCCAAAATCGCCGCATTTACCACTTTTTTTTTTATTGCAGCTAGACAGAAATCGGGTCTGACTTCACC